CACAATCGAACGCGCCAAGCTGCCAGAGACTTGTAAGATTTGCCCCGGCCATTTGCGCTGGCGCTCGCGCCGGGTTTTGGTGGCCTCGGCTAAATCCGGCCACGCCGGACGACCTTGGGCGGCAAAGTTGGCTTCCGTCTGCGCGAGCAACTCTTGCTTGATCGACGCCATCAGCGGCGTCAGATCGCCCACCGCTTGCTGCACGCGCGCGAGCATGGCGTCTACCGGCTGCGTGTTCAGTTGCACCTTGATAAGCGGTTTATCGGCCATGCGGCTTGCCTACTCTTTGCGTTTGACTTTCGTGCCCGTCGTGACCAGAATTGCCAACAGGGCGGTTGTTTCCAATGGGTAACGGTTGGGGGACTTTGGTCTTGCCATTATCCGGTTCGACTCCGGCGCCGCCCGCCCCTCATCTATCAATTACCGAACTTTTCGGTAAAGACCGCTTGCCAAGCCTTCGTCGATATTTTTCTGGCCCACCTTAAACACCGTCGCCGCATCATCAACGCTCACCGCCCCGGTTTGCACGCGATTGGATCGCACGACCAACTTCGCCGCCATCGCGTCGTCGCTGTCCATCACATACATAAAATTGCGCTTCGCGGTATCCCAGAGCACCATCCTCGGCTTGGCGAGTCGCTCGGGCAGTTTTGCCCACTCGGCAGCGCTCAAAGCATTGCCCGCCAACGTGTGCCGCAGCGCTTTATCGCCGCTGATCAGGTTGTGCCGTACATAGATCACGCCGCTTTTTAGCGCCACGCCTTCTCGGCGCGCATGCGCGATCTCTTTCGTGTCCATCACGCCGATGCTCATGGTTTCGCTACCCATCTTGGCATCCGGCGTTAGCGCGCGTCGCACAAAGGATTGCCACGCCTTCAAGCGCACGCCCGATAGCAGTACATCCTGCACGGCGCGCAGCGCTTGGGCTTCGTCTTGACTCCCCAGCGCTCGCTGCGCCTTGGTGTACAGCACGTCGTCCATGATGTGGCTCGCGGCAGGACTGCCATCAAAACCCACGTCCGGGCGAAACGCCGCGCGCTGGCCGTTGCGAGATGCCAGCCGCACGGTGGTGACGTCTTTCATCACCGTCTGCCCCGTCTCGGGATCGCGGTGGCTGGCGACTTGCACCGTGCCCAGCTTGCCGTGGCTCGATTCCACCACCAGCCCTCGGCGCTTGATCTCGGCCTCGGTCAGTGTCACAAAGCGGCAGCGGCAGCCGTAACCGTTGGGCGGGCAAATATGCTGCCAAACGGGATCGTCTAAGCGAAACACCCGCCCGTGCAGCGCCGCGTGGCTGGCGCGCGTGGACGCGTCTTGCACGGCGATATACATGGCATACGGATGACTGTCTTGCGCCTCGACGGCATCGGCGTAACGACCCGCCATGTAGGCCGACTGCATGTTCGTCTGATAGATCGTTGTTAAGCGCCGTGGGCTACCTAGCTGTACCTTCGTCACTTCGCCCGTGTGCGCGTCGATCACTTCTTTTTTGCCCCACCAGCCTTTGGCGCGCAGGATCGGCGCTAAGTCCTTTTGGTATTCGCGTAACGACCGGCCTTTGAGACCGTTTTTGAGGTCTTGCAAAATGTCTAAGGTGCTCGCCTTGGCGACCGTAAAAGCGCGCGCGTGCGCGGCTGCGTCCATCTCGTGCCAGTTCCACGTGATCGCAAAGCCTTTACGTTTTAAGTACGCGATGGCGTGCTCGGGCTTCATCGCCATCATGGCTTGCAGATCGGCGCGGCTGGGTGTCGGCGCGCTCATGCCTGATTCGCTTGGTTCACCTGATTCGACAAACGTCCCCACACGTCGGCGGCAAAAAACAGCCGGTGCATGGTGTCGATCAAATCGTCTTCGGGCATGTCGGGATACGCCTCGGCGAGCAAGCCCAATACTTCGGATTCTGACTTGGCTTGTTGCACCGCCCGTATCGCGGGCTGTAACAGCGTTTCCATTTGCGTTTGTAAGGATTCGGGCGCTAAAGCGTCTAGCGCATCGTCTAGTGCGGTTTGATCGGGCGCTTGCGCCATGTCGTTAGTCTCGGCAAAGGCCGCAAAGCCGCCTCCCGCAGCGCCCGCAGCAACTGGCTCGGGGCGCTCGCCCAGCTCGTCTTCTTCGTAGCCGTAATAGCGCTGAAAGTACGCTTTGTTAAACCACGGTCCGCACGGCATCGCCGCCAGAATCGCGTCGCGCTCGGCGCGCGCCTTATCTAAATCCTGCGGCTCCCACATCGCAAAGCGCGGCGGGTTGGCAATCGCCTCATCGTCAAAATTTCGCGCCACCACCCAGCCGATGGCCTCGTTGATCACCGACTCCACTAGCCGCTTATCGGCGTCCCGAATGTCTTGTGCAACTAAAAGCCCCGCTTGCGCGCTGGCATTCGTCGTGTCGGCCTCGGTCGTCTGATCTTGGCCTAACAAAGCAATCGATACCTCAGATCGGCACCAACGCAGCAGGCGGTCAAACACCTCTGCCGACGCGCCCTTGCCGCCCGCCTCTAAAATCTCCACGCTTGAGTCGTCTGGGATCACCGCGACGGCCGTGGAGGCCATCGCCTCTAGGCTAAAGGCCAGCGCATCGGCCTCTAATTGCGGCGTGGCGCGTGGGTGCTTGCCGATCAAAAACGGGCTGCCGTATTTTTCGGTGAATTTGAGCCAAAACTCCATGCCGCCGCGCTTAAAAAGCGTCGGCCAGTAGCAGCGGCTTAAATCGGCGACGCCGTAGGGGTTGTCGTAGGCGGCGTCTTGCTGGGCGAGTAACACCGTTTGATCCGGCACGACGATACCGTGCGCCCCGGCGTCTTTGTCCTTAAAGCGCAGCCGGTTCTCCTCGTCAAAACCGAACCACTCGGCGGGCTTGCCTTGTATGTCTAACACCGTGTGATAGCCGTCCACAATCGCCCAGGTGATCTCCAACGGCTGATAGCCGTAGAGCGTCGCATCTAAAATCTCCGAGATGATGCGATCGACACGCCAGCCCGCGAGCATCGCCTCGATAAAATCGACCACGCGCGGATCGGCGTTGTCTCGGTCGATACCGTGTTCTAAGGCGAGCACCGCCGCTTTGCGTCGTCGCACGCAGCCGCCCACGTGCGCGTCGGCGCGCAAGTCCCGATACACCTGAACGCTGCGCCCCATTTTGCGCAGCACCGGGTCGGGGTTCGGCAGCCATTGCCCGAGGTTCAGGCTGGCTCCTGCGACCCGGGCGCGCGTGGCGAGCGCCGGTTTTTGTGGCGCTTCTGCAAACTGCATAAAGCGCGTGGGCGAGACCCAGATGCCGGATTGGTTTGTCATCATCGATACCCCATCAACAGCCCGGCACTGCGCCGCGTCCCGCGCGTATGCACGCGCACCGGCCCTTTGTTTAACTCGCGGCTGGCGTAATACGCCAAGGCCAGCGCAATCGCCGCATCGCCGTGGCGTTTACCCGCATCCTGCCCCTTCGCACGCGCCTCAGGTAGGCGCGGCACGCCTTTGATGACCTGCAAGGCGCGCAGATCGGCCAGCACGTCGGCGTCGCGAGGGATGTCCTCTAGCGTGCCGTCCTCTAATGCGGCCTTCAGCGGCGGCAGGTGCTCGCGGTACCAGCCTTCCGAGAGCATCACTTGTTGAATACGGGCGGGGCCATAGCGCTGCATGGCAACCTCAGCCAAGTATTGGCCGTTGCCGCGCGCGTCAAAGGCCGCACCGAGCAAGCGCGGCAAGCGGTCGAGCAGATAAAACGTGATTTGTTCCTGCTGGCGAAACGGGACGTTGCGCAGCTCTAAAATGAACGGCACACGACGCGTGAGGGTTTGCGTCTGAATCAGCGGCACGTGCACGCTCAGATCGCCGCTTCTGCCAAAATCCTCGCCGTGAAACGACAGCGCGTTTTTGGGTAGCAGGGCGAGCATCGGCGCAACATGCGCCTCTAACCAATCGCGACACTCTGCCGCACGTATCTGATCGGCGAGCAGTTCAAAACCCTCGGCACACGCCCAGCGCAGCACCGGCGTATCGGCAGACATACGCGACTCAATCAAGGCGCGAGATAACCACGCGCCGCCCGAGTGGGCCGGCACGCAGTCCAACTCTTCGGCTGCACCGTCGCCGTAAAACGCATAGACATCCGCCGCCCAGGCGGCCTGCGCATCGCTTGACCACGGCTTGCCCTGTTTGATGCACACGCGCCGATACAGGCCGTCCTGCAAGGCGTCGTCGAAGGTCACACGATGCACCGTGCCGCGCCGTTTGCCTGCGCGAATGTCCGTGACCAATTCATTAAACGGGTTATCGACGCCGTTGTGCGTAGAAATAACGTGCACCCGCCCGCCCCAGATCAGCATGGCGAGTGCCGCCTTGAGCAACTCGCCCAACTGCTCGTGAAACGCCGCCTCGTCGATCACGATCAAGCCTTGGCGACCGCGCAGGTTCGACGGGCGGCTCGACAAGGCCACAATCCGAAACCCCGACTCGGGAAAGCGAATCGTGTACGTCTTGATGTGTTTATCGGCGGCCTCTTCGTCTGCCCACCAAGACTCCTGCAACTCGCTAGCCGCCTGATTAAACACCCGCGCCCACGTCGCGCACGCTTGGATGTACTCCACCGTCATGTCTTGGTTGTAGGCGATGTAATAGACGTTTTGCCCGCCGCTGCTTGCCGCCGACGCAGCAGTCAGAACGTTGTCGGCAGCCTCGGCCCACGTAAACCCCGTGCGGCGTGATTTTTCTACCACCTTCAGTGGCGATTTGTCCGCCACCCAGCGCTGCTGGTAGGGCAGTAATGCCACCGTGGTCGAAGGCTCGCTCACGCCACCGCTCCTAGCGCTTTGAGCATTTCGTGAACAGCGACCTCCGACAATCCGCCTTCGCGGGCGATCTTGGCGACGCGGTCTTTGGCCGTCTCGACGCGCGCTTGCACCTCGGTCTGATAGCGTTTGAGGTGGACGTTGGCGCGCGTGAGTGTGGCGATGTTTTTGGCGGCTGCCGATAGCAGCTTGACGCGCTCTTTGGGATCGACCGTCTCCTCTCCCGCTTCCTGAAGATTCAGAATCGTCTCGAAAAGTTCGGTCTGCACCAAGGCGTGCAAAGCTTCGCTTCGCGCGTCTTGGTCGTCGGCTGCCGCTTCGCTAATCAAACGCGCGGCTTGCGTGCTCGCCTTGATCGCCGCGAGCCGTCGCTCTAACTTCTGCCCCTCGCGGTGAATCGCCGAGCGCGATAGCTGATAGCCCTGTTCGCGCAGCAACGCCTCTAGCTCGGCGTATCCGCTAAAGCTGCGATCAATCAACGCACGCTCTAGCCACTGTCGCGCCGCGTCGGGCAATTTGGAGAGACTGCTGCGCCGCGCCATGGCCGTCTAACTCCAATACTTTTCGGGACGCGCGATGCCCGGCTCGCAGGCTATCGTGTACTCGGCCATCTCCATGCCGTGGCGCGTTAACTTGCTCCACCACCGCCCCGTCGGCTCCTTGCGCAGCGTCACCAATTCGCGTGCTTGCAGGTAATCGAGTTCACGGCGCACTTCGACGGCGGTGGCATCCGGGTAAATCGAGCGCATCGTGCTTTGCACGATCTCCTCGGCCAATTCCTCGGGGCGCGCATTGTTTAAGGCCAAAATCAAATACCAGCGCAAGGATTCGCGCCGCACTTTATGAGGGTCGATAGCGGTCATACGTGTGGCCTCTTCTCGCGTAATTGCACGTTCTCTAGCTTTAACGCCAGCGCGTCTAATTTGGCTTCGATAATGGTTTGACTGCGCACGTAGTCTTCGCGCAGCACGTAGCGGTGCGGCAGATCGGCTTTGAACTGCAACAACTCGCGCTCAAATTGGCGCACCTGCTGCAAGTCGCGCTCGACCGCACCAAAACGGTGTTCTAAGCGTTGATCAATCTGTGCCAGCAGTATCTTGCCCAGCGTCACTAACACGCCTAATAGCGTTAAGGCCAGCGAGATCAGCTGCCAGAACTCAATACGCATGCGGGATCCCCAGCCGCGCGGCGCGCAAGCTGTCGTAGCTCGCCTCGCAAGCTTGCGCGGCTATTCGGAGTTCGTCAGCGTACTGAGCCAGTGTTCTAGCCTCTGGCTCCATCCCGCTAAGCACGCTGGCGAGCAGATCGGCGGTGGCGGAATCCGACTGGCGCGCGCTTCGGTCGGTAGCGGCGGGATCATCGGGGGTTCCACTGGCGCGCACGCGGGCGAGCTCGCCGCGCAGCCGGTCAGCAGTAGCAGTAGCGCGAGCGCTATCGGCGCGCATCGCGTCGATCTGAGTTTGGGCGCTAGCGCGAACATGTTCGATCTCCTCAATACGGCGATGCTCAAACGCCCGAGCCGTGGCTTGCGCTTGCGCCAGCGACAGCGCGTGCGCGTTGTGAATCTCGGCGATCCGCGCCTCATAGCGCCAGCCCTGCATGCGCCACGCGCTGGCAAAGCCGATGACTGCCACCACCGCCAGCGCCACGCCAAACGCCAGATCGGCGCGCCCAGAAAGCAGCCCGCCTAGCATGCCCGGCCTCGCACGCGATCAAGACGCGCTTGCGCCTTGGGTTGATGCACCACACGGGATAAGGCCGAGGCCACCGCCAGCACGGTCGCTAACGCCGCATACGGCGCATCGCCCAAGGCCGGATGCCAGAGCGGCAGCACCGACTCCAAGGCCGATAGCACCGAGGTCAGAGCGGCCAGCAAGGCAAACCGCACCGACCACAAGCGATGCCAAACCGCAGCGGCAACGTCTAGCTTCATACTGTCACCCCGTGCTGCACGTGCTGGCTCAGCCCCGCCAACAACAAACCATGCTCAATCTCGTCGTCCCGATACCAATCCCCGCTAGGCAACCCCGGCGGGCTACCGTTCTCGTAGCGGATGATCGCTTTGACCAAACTTCGCATCGTCGCGTAGTCGTACACGTCGATGTCCGGGTCATCGACGCCCACACCCAACGCATTGGCCACCGTGCGCGCATAAACGTCAGTAGGGTTCTCCGTCGGCGGTGCCCAGCGCGCGATGAATTTGCGTACCGTATCGATGCGGCTGCCGTCGGCGGTGCGACGCCGGTCTTGATACGTGATGAGAATGCGCGCTATCGCCCGAATCCCCCAACACGGCTGGCTAAACACCACAAAGCGCGCATCCGTCTGCTGCGCCGCCATGCCCTGCCAACGCGTGCCGTCACGCTCGATATTGCCCGGATTGTGATTGCGTATCCCGCGCGGCAAGCGTAGCCGCGTATCTTCGGCGATGCCTCTGTCCATGCTGTGATGCCTCTATCGATGATTGTCTAAAACCATCATCGATCACAGCGAAGCCGCGCGTCTTTTAATGCAGTTTAAAGAATGACAAAACGAGGAATTTTTAGGCCTAGCCCGATACGGGCAACTCTCAGAGCACTACGGCTTTGACGACGGCGCAACAACGTCATAAACCAAGGCATCGTTGATGGCCCCATGCAACACACGGGCGGAAACATACATCTCGACAAACTGCTTGCCTAAACTCCACTCCGCTTCGCGTATCAAAGCCTTCTTTGACTCATCCAACTCCGCAGGAACCTTGGCCACAAAAGTCAAACCGTCCTCAACGCGCGCAATTTTGATCTGAAACGACACGCCGTCGGAGACGTCATTGCGCAGCACACGAAAATGACCTTGAATGTCAATATCGTTCGCGCGCGCCCGCTCGGTTTGCGTTAACTCAGCCGCTTCATAGCCTTGTAACGATACGCCCGGTAAGTGGATCGTATCTGTCGGCTTCCACCACCTTCAGCAATCGGCTCTTGGATGCCTCGTGATCAGCTTTGACCTCCTCGGCAACCGGCGCTTGCTTGACCGCAGCCGCAAACACTTTCATTCGCGTGGTTTCTTGCTCGCTTAATGCCACTTGTAACGCCACGTGCTGATCCCCCTGTACTGCTTTTTGCCGAGCACCCACCCAATCCTTATTGATCTCCACCGCACCATAAACCAATGCGACGCACATCAGCGTTCGGGCGAGGTCTTTGGATTCCATTTTGTTTATCGCCTGTTTTGCCAATTCGGTCAAAGAATCATAAAGCGGTGCCTTGTAGTCAGACGAACCTTTACCGACCCGAACAACAAGCTCCAGCAACTCCCGGTCTTCATCGGTCAGACGGCGCAAGCTTGCATGACCATGACGGATCTGCATGAGCGTGCGGTAAAGATCCTTTTGTATCTCTAGCAACGGCGTCATCACCCGTGTGGGAACCGTGCTATCCCAATCCTTGCCCTGCACCCGCATCTCAAACACGGGCCAACCGTCAAAGCGCAATTCTAGACCCGGCGAAAACTCTCGACCAGCCTCGATCTCTTCGAGCAATCGCCACGCATCATCCGCAGACCGAATGACGATGACCTCGCTACCCCGTTGGGGGCTTCTGGATTCTTCCATGTCAATGACCCTTTGTTTGGATTGAAAACATCTCTCAACCCGTCTTGCGAGGACGTCCGCGTCCGCGCTTGGGAGAGTTAGGCGGCGCGTTTACGACGACCAGGCGTAGGCGTGTCCGCATGAACCGCTCGCGCTGCTGCGCTCGCCGTGGCACGAATGATCCGTTTTCCCTGCGCGTCCGT